ATGACACAAGGTCATCCATTGTGAAAGTCTCGACTACCTCGCGGGCAAGTCGTTCTCGGTTTTCTCGGTTATTTTCTGCATCGGTTGTCATTGAGTTCTCCGTGTTTTGTATATACATTATACACGTTTGAGATGGGTTTGTCTACAACAAAGTTGTCAAGAGAATGTCAAGAGCACAGACCGATGACGAAATCCACTTGGGCTTTCATTTGGTCGCTGAGAACATGAGTCTTTCGGATTAAGTCAAGGGTTTCGAGCAAGTCAGGTGCAGCTGCGAATAAACGGGCGTATGCGTCGGATTCCTCACTTCTGACATCCATCTGAGCTAGTACCTGTCCCGGTACAGGTTTAATCAACAGGCCACATCCCTCTTCTGGGTGGTCTGATTCCTGTACGATGAGCTTGATATTTGTATTTACATTTAACATTGAGTTCTCCCTGATTTGTATATACATTATACACGTTTGAAAAGGTCTTGTCTACAAAAAAGTTGTCAAGTAAATGTCAAGACGGGTTAGACAGGAATAACCATGTCGCGCTTGATATAAGTTTTTTCCGCTGAAGAAGATACGCGAACTTCTGTCATGCCTCCGATCTTGCGATATCCTAACCACACAGTGCAACGACCGCGAAGGATGGTAAAGGTGTCACTAGCATGAACCTCGACACGCACACAAGTGGGGGGGAGCTTGGTTTCTCCGGAAGATGTCATACCCTTACTAGCAGGACTCTCATACCATTCCGCTACTTCGCGTTCAGTCAAAGGGCGGTAAGTGCAAAAGATACCCCTCTCGTCGTCGAACCGGGTACCGGCTGGAAATTCTCGCTTGCCTCCAGAGGCAGAGGTGAAACACTTATCGATGTTTAACTTAGCTGTCATTCCTTTTCGCATTTTGACTCCAGTATCTGAAAGAGAGTTAATCCCCCCCTCGTTCTGTATATACATTATACACGTTTGGAGCGGGGTTGTCTATAGAAAAGTTGTCAAGTAAATGTCAAGAGATTATTTATTTTTCTTTAGCTTGTAATAAGCTGACGCGCCCGAATGTTTGGCGTTCCAATGGTCCAGCAAATGAACCTTATGTACCCATGTGGAATCGCCCGGTTGCACGCTTTTATACATGCTGTACCTCGAACCTAAATCGTCATTAAATAAGCAAGTAACTCGTATCACGTCCCTCCTTCGGTTGCCGTTTTTATCTGACGGCCTATCAATTTCAGTAACACAGAATACGCCTATAAGCCTGTCATCGTTCATGCGATAGCGTTGGAGCATATCGCC